TATATTTTTAGATATTAAAAATTGTCTATCAGACATTTGTTTAAATTGATTTATCATACCTGCATCTCTAGCAACTGAACCTGCAAATAAAGAAGCAAGTTCATATTCTAAAGCTAATCTAAAATGAGGTGGAAAATAATCTTCTTCTACTCTGTAAATATAATCTAATACTAAGTTATGGTTTGCACCATAAGTATTTACATAAATCATATTCTTATATCTTGTATAAGGAATAATATAATCATTAACTGTTAATGTATTAATTTGTAAGACTCCAGGATCAGCAGGTAGCTGATAAGCGTATTCATATCTTCCTACTGGAGCTGTTGATAATAATGATAATGTTTTTTGATTAGTTGCAAACTTCCATCTATGTCTAGTTAAAGAAGCTTGTACAATATCTTCATAAACATTTGAAGCAACTAAAGCTTCAGTACTACCATCTGAAAAAGAAGATATAGGTTGTGCACCTATCATTACTAAAGCTCTTGCACATATATCTACTTTTGATGTCGCCATATTTTATAAAATTAAATTAATTGAGGGCGAAATAAATCGCCCCCAAAATATCTTTAAACGATTATGATCCGTTTACGACAGTTACTGTAGCAGCACCTGTAGCAGAAGATACAACACATATATCTACTGTTTGAGTACCACCATTTGAACCAACGCAAAGAATAATATCATTTTCTTTTAAGTTCTCAGTTGCTGAGTTGAAGTAACCAGAAGCAGCTATTGTAGCAATAGCATCTCCATCTGTATAAAAGAATACAGAGTTACCACCTGCTTCAGCAATCTTTTTGATTGGGTTTGAAGTTTCGTAAGCCATATATTCTCCTTATTCAGCACATTTCTGAACTCTAATACCATTGTCATCAATCAATGTACCACCTATGCTTAGCATAGAAGTAATTAAGTGAGAAACTTTTTCTGGTATGTAGTTCACTTCGGTTTTAACATCAGAACCTATTCCTAAGCCCAGTGATGATTTGTGGAAAGCCACAGTATGTCTATCAGTAGAACCAGAAGTTTCTAGTCCACTGTGTACAAACCATAAGAATCCTAACCATCTTTTTGCAGTCATTCCTCCAGCATATGGAAGCTCACCTTCGCCTACATATTCAACTCTAGAGAATTGATCTAATGCCAGTAGATCAGACCATTGTTTTGGTCCTACTACCCAGTATCTTTGGTTATCATCTGGAAGGTCATTAGTATTGAAAAGTTCCATCATAGATGTTGCTTTTCCTAAGTTCATACCAGTACCTGTTCCTGATGAGTTGTTCGCAAGAGTCGTAGCACCATTCATAATCCCAGTTAATACACTGTCAGTTTTTCTACCTAAAGCGTATGCTGCAGATTGTGCAACTACTTGTCTTTCGTCAATGTTTACCTTTAACTCGTCTAGCTTGTCAACGTAATCAGCTGCATAGTAATCAGTTAAAGTGGCACTCACGTTAGAGTGAGATAGATCCATTGCTACTACTTCAGCATGTCTTGCTTTAGTGTTAGCAGATCCTTTTGCTACTTTCTGAAACTTAACAGTGTTACCGTTAACGCCATTCACAGTTCTTACAAGATTCTTTAACTTAGAACCCATTCTTTGGTAAGCCATGTGAACTTCTGCTTCAAACTGAGTAATAAAGGCATTGTTTATTGATGTTGCCATTTTATTGTCCTTTGTTTGTTGTTAAGTTACGTTTATTATCCGATTATCTTACAAATGCAGTGGTCTGTTATCCAGTTAAGGGCAAACATTAAACATTTTTAAGGTCTTAATATAGAAATAGATTTGTTTAATTATTTAAACAACGCACAATTACATCCATATTTTAGGAATAGTAATTACTTCTCCAAATTCTAACTTACCTTTTTCATCATATGAGTATGTACCAAACAATGTGATATATGTTTTGGTTTCTTTGTATATCCACATTTGGCTACATACAGCTTTTGCTGGTTCTTGATTATCCATATCAGATTCAGATACCCAACCAGTTTCACTAACTGCATCTAGCCAATGCAAATCTTTTTTAAGTTTTTTATACTTAAATTTATTTTTTACCTTCGTAAGCTTTTTCATACAGTTCTGTTACACGTTTAATATAACTATCATCTCTTTTATTAGAATCATAATATCTAGGATCATTCATCATAGATTTTAAATCTCCTAAATCTGGAGTAACAGACACTTGTGTTGGTGTAGTAGGCATAGGACTATCTTTAGTCATTTTCATTATTTCTTCTATTGCTTTTACACCATCAGCTGTTGATGCTATACTTGAAAAAGTACTATAAGCTTCTGGTGATAAGTTTTTCTTAGACCAAAGCTCAGCAGCTTCAACTCTTTCTTTAGAGTTGTCACCTAACTTTTGCATTTCAGTATTAACATCTGGTAAAGTTGCCATTGCATTATCAATAAATACTTTGACTCCTTCATCAAATTGTTCTTGAGATAAACCATTTTGTTTGGCTGTATCTTTCCACCATTGTACTATTTCCATATCTTCTGATACAGATACATCTACATTTTCTGGAAGTTCTGGAACATTAACTTTATATTCTTCTGGAACTTTACCTAGTCTTTCTTGTTCTAGATCTTGTCTAACTTGTTTAGAAAGATCTTCTGTTCTTGAGCCTAATTTTTTCTCAAGAGCATTATAACTTGAAGCTAAATTTTCTAAGTTAACTTCTTTTCTATCAGCATCCCAAAATTTATCTTGTACAAATTCTGGTTTATCACTAACAGTTTGCTCTTGTGCTTCTGTGGTGATTGGTGCTGTTGCATTATCATCTACCATCTTTTTCTCCTTTTTTTATTCTTGTTTGTATTACACCTGCTAGGAATCTCATTCCTTCTAAATGAAATAATCCATTACTGTCTATATTTGGACCAGCAACTGCTTCAGTTGTAATTGATTTAATATACTCAAGAATTTTTTTTCCATCTTCACCCTTGAATACACCTGCAAAAGTTTTATTAAGATTACGTTCAACTTCGTCTTCTCTAACGTAACCATCAATAGATCTTGCAGGAATTGGTCTTTTTTCTTTAAGTCCATCCCAGCTCATTATTGTGGTATCTCTCCTTCTTTGGGTGCAGTTTGTAACTGACTAATCTGTTGTATTATTTGCTTTTGTTCTTCTTCATCACGAATAAGTTTTTCAGGCAAATTCATTTTCTCAGCTAGATACTTAGCAGTTTCATTTTGATTAACAATAACATTAATCATCTGTGGACCAAAAGTACCTGCAATAATTTCATTAAATCTATTTACATCAGAAACATCTTGCATATGTTGAGCTTGAGCTAATGGAGATCTAGCTCCTATTTTAACTTCTCTACCATTAACTTTAGGTAGTTCTATTCTACCTTGTTTAGATAATATTCTAATAATTCTTTTTAATAATGGATGTATAAACTCTGATTGTAGTCTTCCAAAAGAAGAACCTATCTGTCTAGATAAATCTGCCATTCTTTCAGAAACTTCTGTTGCTGTCATTGGAGTTCCTTCTGGTCTTCCAAGAGCTTCCATGTATAAAGCTTTTTTAATATTTTGCCTCATATCATTTAATACTAATTGAGCTACATCAAAATTAGATGCAGATTGTATAGCACTTAATCCTCTTGATCCTGGAGCTACTGGTATTAAAGATCCAGGTACTAATGCTATGTTATCTGGATTGATTACACCATCATCTTCATAAGTATAAACTCCAGATACTGACATCTGTGCATTTTGTAATATTAACTCAACAGTTAAGTTACAAGTTTTAATTGCTCCCATTGCATTAAATATTGGTCCTCTACCATATACTTCACCAGATGCTTTATTCCATCTAAATACTAAATATGGATTTGATCCTTCACCTTCATATTCTTCTTCAAATATAACTGCTTTAGGATTATCTAATACTACACAATATTTATATTTTTCTTCATTCTCTTTGTAAATTTTATATACAGCTTCTACAATTGTTAATTCTTTTTTTTGTTGAAGCAAATCAAAATTTTCAGGCATTACAGCTTTAGGATATAAAACTCTAATGTGTTCTGGTTTTACTTTTCTAGTTCTATATACTGTATCAATCTTTCCATCTGGCCCATTTAATAAACATACTTTTGGTAATGGTACAGCTGTAAATTTAACAGGATTAACAGCATCACCTTCTTCAACTAACATACATCCAGTACCAACAGCAAGATCCATAAATGCTTCGTGTACTTCTTGGTTAAAGTTTGAGTTCTGTAATACTTCAAAAACGTATTCAGTAATTTTATCTAACTGTAAATTAACTTGTGATTTTTGTTCTTCTGGTATTTCTACACCAGCTTGAAAGTCTGCCCATCTTGCAAATGTAGGTACGATACCAGATTGTAATCTTGATGCAAATTCTTGTACACCTACTACAGCAGTTTCATCAAAAATTTTATCAGTTCTTTTTTGTCCTGGCGATTCATCATAAAAAGATTCTCTATTAGGTAAACAATACTCATAAGCTTCTTCAAACTTTTCTCTCCAATGATCTTTAACAGCTACAGCTTCTTTGTACTTTTCTAAGATAGCATTTGCTTTATCTGAAGTATTTACTGATGGTGTAGTGTCTATTGTATAATCCATTATTTTTTATTCCATTTGTTT